CATTTCTTTTCGGGTCTTGTACCGAGCTGTCCAATTTGCTGTTGTGCGACCTGCGAATTGATTGTACCTTGCCATTGTCAGACTCCTTAATAAGTCGTTTATTGAATTCGTTCGCGGTGATAAACAGTCTTGTAAATTCTGCCGGTTTTACCGGCCACGGTTTTGGCTTTTTCACGCGTAATGCCACGTGGGTACTTATCGCTTTGCTGTCGAAAAGCGCGACTAAACCATTCACCGTCCCGCTGGAAATATATCTCGTATGTTGTAAAGTCCTCAGGATTCCAGCTTTTACGTTCCGATTCTGAAAAAAGAGGGTCAAGTAATTTGTTTAGATACATAAGTCGGACTCCTTAAAAAGATTGTCAATTTCTGTGCTTCTATGTAAAGCATAACACATTTTTTTGTAAAGTCAAGCGATTGCAAAGTTTTTCTAAAAGTTTTTGAAAGGTTTTATAACTACCGTATCAGCAAAGGGTTACAAAGGGGGCGGGGACATTAAAAATACTAATACAACTATAAGTGAGCAGGGATTTTTCATTTTACCAATAATATGGGTTAGACAAAATCTTTGTTTGATTGTATAAAGTAATAATGGAATCGGTGCCGGAAAAAATTGATGTGATTACGCGAAATGTGCAGTACGACCAGCAATTATTGCTCAGTCTTGACATTAAGACTGCTCCGCAGCAAGCTGCCAGGGACGCAGCTTTGAAAAGTTTGGCCGAATGGCTCAAAACTGATTTGCACGAACTACGTAAGGCCTTTGAAAAATGAAATACGGTAGAAAGCCTTTGAAAATAGATAAACCAGCGAAAATAGGACGGCCAACAAACTACAAACCAGAATATTGCCAAGCAATTATTGATTTTTTTAGTATTAAATCAACGAAAGAAGTACCAGTAGTCACTACTTTTAAGAACGGCACTATTAGAAATTCAACAGAGGAAAGGCCGAACCACTTACCATTCTTTGCTGATTTTGCTGCAAAAATAGGGGTTACAGATGCAACAGTAGTGAATTGGACTAAGAAATTTCCGGACTTTTTAGCCTCATACACGCGCGCAAAGTCTCTTCAGAAGCAGCATTTAGTCATTTGCGGGCTATTAGGGCTGTTTAATCCCAAATTTGCGGTGTTCACCGCTAAGAATATTACAGATATGCGTGATAAGCAGGAATTTGAGCATAGTGGCAAGGACGGCAAGCCGATTCCGGTTGCGATAGTGGACTTTACGAAGGCTGATGGTTAAATGGTATTAGCAGGACAAGCTAAGAGAGATTACCAGCGCAAGTATATGCGGCGTTATCGAGCTAAAAACAAGGATAGTGCAATTTTGGCTCAGAAACCTACTTTGAAAAACGCACCAGGATTGACGGAGAGGCAAAAAGTTAGACCTGCGGATGTTAGACCTAAGGATGTTAGACCTAAGGATGTTAGACCTAAGCCTCAAAGTTACAATTCTATGATGGTGGGTTATGTGCCGCCGAAGGGGTAAGTTTTTTATATGATACCGAATAAGCGATTTACTGACAAGTTAGAGCGCCACGAGTTGGAGGCGTTAGCCGCTTTTGACAAAGGGGCGCGGTATTTGATGCTGGAATGGCACAGGCGCGCTCGGAAGACTACGTTGCTCGTAAATCTGCTTATACGTGAATGCTGCCGGAATCCGCAGTCAAAGTATCTGTATATCGCACCTACGCAGGTATGGGCGCGGAATGTGGTTTGGGACGACCCAACTATGATATGGTCTGCTATGCCTACTCAGGACGAAATTAAATGGAAGTCCAACGACCAAAAGATGTTGTTGAGCTTTGAAAACGGGTCGATGCTCAAGATTTGTGGTAGTGATGTGCCGGATGCGGTACGTGGTGTGGACGCCTCTGGAGTGGGTTTTGACGAGTGGGCCTTACATAAGCCTGTTATTTGGACACAGGTTTTGCGTCCGATTATAGCGGGCAAGTCCATTGAGGGCGCCTCACACGCACGGTGGGCGATGTTCCTCTACACGCCGAAGGGAATCAATCACGCGACCCAGATGTTCAATATCGCTGCTTGTGTGGAATCTGATGTCCAATTACCAACGAAGGGCAAGGCGGCCCATTTCAAGCCGGAGTGGTTCGCAAGCCGTTTAACAGCGAATGAAAGCGGCATAATAGCACGCGCAGAGTTGGATAAGATGTTAGCTGAGGTCGCCGATGGTACTTTGACGCAAGCTGAGTACGACCAAGAGATGCAATGTCGAAGGGTTACGGAGGAGGAGCGGACTTTGATTACCTCGGCTATTTTAGACCGTTTGACAACTGCTTTTCACCTGCGGGAGCGGATACCGCAGTTAAGCTACCGGATTGTAGCTATTGACCCTGCCTTTGGCGGTGACGTATGCGCGATTAAGGGCATTGAAAACAACGAGATTAAGTTTGAGAAGAATGTGCATTATACCCTGACTCCTGAGGTAGTGGGTGAGGCCAAGATAGTAGCGAAACAGTTGGGTACAAAGAACTTTATTGTGGATTGTATTGGCAATGGCAAAGGCGTTGCGGACGGTTTAGCGGTAGATATTGCCGGTTACAACGTCCAGTATTTCGAGTCTGCCGGTAAGAGTACGGGCGATATATTCGCTAATTTGAAAGCCGAGGCCGTTTACTGGGTAGCTCAAAAGATACGCAAGTGTGAGGTGTGGCCGATTAAGAGCGCAGAGGTTCGCAGGCAGTTAATAGCTTTGAGTCGGTACAAGATACAGCCGTCATCGGGCAAGATGATAATGAGGCCCAACGATGAGGTCAAGAAGGACATCGGCTGCTCGCCCGACCAGGGTTTATGCTATGTTTACGGGATATGGGGATTGCGGAGCGTGGCGCAGGCGGAGGAGGTCAAGCGGAGTTTAGAAGGCAGGCACGAGGCTTTGAGTGCGTATAATAACAATGTTTTAATGCGTGGGATGGCGAAATGAGTGGTATATTGGATTTATTTGGTGGCGGCAAGGATGGTTTCGAGATGCCGAAGACCGAAGCGCAGCAAGCTGTAAAGACGGCGGAGCCGGTAGGCGAGCAGCTATCGGAGCAGGCAAAAAGGATGAGGCGTCGCGCGGCTTCGTTACTTACTAAGAATTGGAGTGAGCCGAAATTGGGTTATGCGGGATTGTTAGGCGGATAATGGACTGGAAGCTAAAGACATTATACGACCGGATACTTGACCGTTGGAGCGAGAAGGAGGCTGATTATTCTAAGGTGAATCGCAACAGGGCCACGATAACGGCCTATTTTCGGTCGGACGAGATTATCGAGACGGATGACAAGGGTAATTTGGTTGGTCAAGATATTTACAACGGTTCGGGTTCGTGGTACTCGCGGATGATGGCTACGGGTTTTCAGGGTTCGTTGGTATCGAAGAACATAAGTTGGATTCGTTACCAGATGAAGCAATACCAGTTAAAAGGGGTGGATGAGCTTGATAAATGGTTGCAAGACATTAAGGATTTTATGACGGACGTTTACCAGAGTTCGACATTTTACGATGTACAGCCTCAGTTTACGCACGATGGTCTGACTACGGGTAGTCCGGTTATGTTCGCCGACGAGAACAAAACGAAGCGAAAGACCGTGTGGAAGCCGCAGCATTACACGAACGTGCGGACTTTTTACGATGCCGACAATGAAGTTGACGGCGTTGTTGTCAAGGACAAGCAGTGGACGGCGAAGCAGATATTCGACACTTTCGTAAAAAAGGACGATGAAAAAGGCACGAGGCGGAAGGAAAAGTTGAGTAGGGCCGTTAATAACGCGTTGGAATCGGGCAAGTTGAACGATGAGTTTACCGTTTTCAGGGCGGTTTTCAGAGCGAACGACCCGATATGGGACGGTTGGGACAAACCGGTTGGCGGATGGGAATGGTATTCGGTTTACTTCGAGGAATTGCCGTCGGCAGAGAAGCGTAACAGTCCGTTAAACGATGATGTCGGGTACTTTACTCAGCCTTTTTCGATTTGGAATTACGACAAGAAGCCTTGGGAGATTTCGAGCAGGACACCGGCTTTTTACGCTATATGGGATTGTATGAGCTTGCAGCAGCTTGACAAAAATTTCCTTGAGAACATTCAATTAAAGAACCGTCCGCCCGTATTCGCATTGAATTCAATGAAGGGCAGACTGCATCTTTCGCCGGAGGGCGAAGTGCTTGTTACGCAGCAGGAATACGCATCGCCGCCGAAGTCGATGGACTTGGTAGGTGACGTTGACCTTACCAAAGAGTTAATTGACATCAAAGAGGACGCCTTGAAGCGTTGGTTTCTGGTGGAATTTTTCCAGATGTTTACCGATTTGGTTCACACACGGAAGCAGCCGGTAACGGCCACTCAAATATGGCAGATGGCCGGAGAGAAGGCCACGCTATTGAGTCCGGCGATTGAGACGCACAGCAAGTACCTTGAAATGTGTGACGAACGGATGGTGGGCATTGAGTTAAGGGCCGGTCGCGGGCCGTTTAACCCTGCAACGATGGCGAATATCACCGATATTGTATTGCAGAAAATGCCCGAAGGTGAAGAAGTTAGTGAGATTGGCATAGTTCCTGTTTTCATAGGGGCGTTGGCGCAGGCCCAGAAGGTAAGTCAGGCCCTCAAGCCCATACAGGCGACAATGGAGGCGTTAGTCCCGTTGTTCGAGATATATCCCGACTTGCGAATGGCCATCCGTCCGTGGGACACGATGAACGATATAGCGGAAGCGTATGACTTCCCGCAGGACAATATCGTACCGAAAGAGGACTACGAAGAGGCGGTTGCTTTAGAGAGCCAGAAGCGGGCGCAGAACGAGCAGTTCGCCAAGGCTCTTGAGATGGCGAAGGCAAGCAAGGATATTAGCGGCAAAGTCGAGCCGGACAGTGTTTTGGGCGCAATGGTATAGAAGGATAACGTGAATAATGAGTAACGGCAAAGGATTGGCAAGGGCTTATCAATCGGCGGGTCAGGATTTTTTGGCTTACCGATTAGAGAAATT